AACGATATCTTATTTTGGCTTGATTGTCTCATCTTTCCCGTGCATCGCCGTCAATCCAGACAAAACAAGCGAGTACATCGCTCTCACGACGCGCGCATTGCAAGCTGTTAGCAAGCCAACGCCAGATATTGTGCAACGTTTTCAAATGTTCGTCGATAAAATACACTCGTATATACACCCGAATCACCCACAAAGCATACAGCCAGCACTTTTTGGCCAATGGGCCAGCTCTAGCAATTGCAGTCCATCTGTCATCAACGCCTGTGTGAGGGCGCAAGAACAATTGGACATGCGAAAGCCTGACGAGAAAAACGCACGGCGATATGCAACCTTCAAGCTTTTTCCCAAATATGAAAAGGTTATGTGGTCCACGATTCAAGGAATGAAGACGAACAGAAAACCCCGCGCCATTCAGGCCACCACACCAGCCGCCACCGTGGCCACAGGCCGCATGTTCCACCCGTACCAACACTACCTGCATAAAGAATGGGGTGAGCATTTCCCTATTTGTTTTGCTGCTGGCAAAAATGCAGAGGAACTGTCACGCTGGCTTGATGCGTTCTCCCCTGGGAAAACGCAATTTCTTGAAGATGATTTTTCACTCTTCGATAGCACAGTGTGCGCTGCCATTCAAAAAGTAGCAATGGCGCAGTTCAAAAAATGCCACATGGACAGAAACAATCCGTGGGGGTGGGCCATACGTGAGGCCCAATTGGTTGCCCCGGGATATAGTCGTTTTGGTTATCGCTACCAGATAGACGGCACAGTGCGATCTGGCGTCGCCGATACCTGTCTGACCAATTCAATGTTGAACGCCTACGCACACTTGTATGCATTGCATTTGTGCAACCCAGAAATGGAATTCACCATACTTCTGCGGAAAATTGCAATGTGTGTCATGGGCGACGACAACATTTTGATGGCAGAATCAGATGTCGAAACCGGACAGCTTGAAAAGCACATACGCTCGTTGGGATTTATGCCCAAACTTGAGCGCCGCTTCCGCGTCGAGGACCTTGTTTTTCTGAATATGCGTCCATACCCCATGGATGATGGGACGCATAAATTCGGAAACAAAATAGGACGCGTTCTGGCTCGTCTTGGTTCGACAACGACTATTCCCGTGGACTGGAAGGCCTACCTCCATGGTGTATTCACCGCATTCCGTGCATCTAGTAGTCACGTGCCGATATTCAATGATCTCGTTGATGTTGCAATACATCCGGATTATGGAGTTCTGGCACATTACGACCGTGGTTATGAACGATCAAATGAGATGCGGCGGTGTTTACAATATAATGTTTTTAGTCAAACCGCGACACGTGAGAGTGAGGCCACGAAGGAATTTTTGTGCACTCTCTATCGCATAACTCCAGCGGAGCTTGCAGAACTTAGGGCTTTGCTGAGAAGCATCACGAGGTTCCCATGCGTCATCAGTCATTATTTGATTGACCGCGTGTGTTCCATCGATTGTGCGTGAGTTGTGTTGGCGTCGCGTGTGTGCGTTTATTTGCGTTCGTCG